TTAATGTTATTTTATGTTTCATATTACCTTTCTTTTAGTTTCTGACCTCATCAGTTAGGGATTAACCCTAAGACACCCCTTGTGGGGGTGTTTCGGTCTTTATAATTGTACTTCTTTTAAACTATCGTTAAATTGTTTTACTTTGACTTCAGATTTCCAATTTGGATCTCCAAATAATCTTTCTGCTTTTTCCTCTGAAATAATATATTTTTTGTTATCAGTAAGATTTAAAACAATAAAAGGAGTTTTTCTTGCTTTAGGTCTATATCCACAAAGACTATATTTAATATGTCCTTGTGAATTTTTTATCTCTGCAATTTTATTTGGGTCTAATGGTTTAACCCAACTTTTATTTGCATTTCTGACTTTTATTTCATGTTCTAATGCTTTTTCCTCTTTAGTTTTAGCATTAGGTAAAGATACTTCTAAAGTTACTTTAAAACTATCTGAGTCATACCTTGCACCACCAAAATTAACCTTAACACCTAACTCTTTTTCATTAAGCATAGATTTCATTTTGTTGATGATTGTGTCTATATTATTTGAGTCTATTTTTTTCATGTTTCTTTCCTTTGTTGATTTGTTTTTCATTCTTTATTTGTATCATTTTTGTATTAGATTGCAAATGATAAAAGCATAAAGTTAAAAATAATTAATGTTCTCTAAATGTTCTTTATTGACTACCCATATTTTGACATATAGAAAGGTCTAGCAAGGAAGGATTTAAAGAATATGGAAAAGACAAAGAATGGGTTCGCTATGATCCCAAATTCAATAATATATGATGATAAGATAGGAAATGAGGCAAAAGTATTATTTTGTTATATAAAGTCATTATCTGCTAATTATAGGAACTTGAGGAACTCAAATTTATGCAAGAAATTAGGGGTTTCTGTAAATACCTTACAAAAGGCAAAAAAAGAGCTGGTTGACAATGGCTACTTAATTATCCACAGATTATCAAGTGCCAATAGATATACCTTAAGACTACCCAAAATTAGGGTAGGCAGGGTGTCAAAATCTAAGCAATCAGACTACCCAAAAAATGGGTACCATTTAGAGAGTAATAACAATAGTAATAATAACAATAATAATAAGAAAAAGTTTAAAGGTTTTAAGAAATGAGTGAGGAAGAATATTACTATAATAATGAACCCCTTCAAAAGAGTTATAATAACACTTACACCCCCCCTGAAAAACTTGAAATAGTTTATCAGTTAATGAGAGATTATGAGTCTGGAATGGTGTCGGATGCTCAAGTTCGTTGGATCGTAAATAATGCTAAGTTTGGCAGCTTCACTATTATGAAAATAATAGATAAGTTATTATTTGAAAAGAAACTTAAATATAATCCTATAACCCTTGACAAGCGAACATTTTATAAGCCAAAAAGACCTTTTGATTTGTAATCTACTACATATTGTGTTAGTAAATTATTAGACTACTAGCTCCCTTGCATTAGTCTAAAATAAGTTAATTAACTAGACCTGGTATTGTGCTTTTCTTTCCTTTCTTTCTTGCCTTGCCAGGTCGTTAAATAAATAAAATATTATGGCTTTGCTAAAGCAAAGAAATTAAAATGGCTGGTAGACCAAGAAAACTTAACAGAAAATTAGAAGAACAGATCCTTGAATTAATAGCTGATGGTTTAACAATTAGACAAGTATTTGAAAAACCTGAGATCAGTTATACCTGGTCAAGTTTTAGAAAAGAGTTGATTAACTCTGAAGAATTAATGATGAAGTATAACCAAGCGAAACAATTAGCGATTGACTTGGAGCTGAGTTCTTTAAAAGATAAAAGACTAGAATTAGAGGCTAAAATTGAGTCTGGTGAGATTGATGCTAAAGCAGGTCAGAACTTAGTAAACCTTTTTAAACTTACTATTGCATCAAGCCAATGGAGTGCAGGTAAGATTGCACCAAAAAAGTTTGGTAAAGCAGCCGAAACTTTATCAATTAAATCGGATAATTCGCAACCTTTAACCATTTCATGGAGTAAATAAGTAATTAATGATTAATATTTACTTTGCTAAACCTTCTAAAAGTGTTGATTTTAATGAGAGAGTGGTAAAAATAACACACATAAAAAGCAATTGTTATGTACAAGATTGTAAAAGTGTTGCAAAAATATCACACAATTACTTAGAAAGATTCTAAAGTGGCGATAACTATTAATTATCGGAACATTACTATTGATAGTCCAGAATTATCGTTTTAAATGTTGTGGTTGTAATATCTCAGTTATGAAGAACAAATAGCGAACATGGGGGGTTTTAAAAGTGGTATACCCACTTTTTAGGTTACCTGTTGAAATAATATTGATACAAGGCATAAACACATGGATGATAAATTTCTAAAAACAATAATCTTCATTATGAAGGATAAGACGACAAAGAAACCAGTTGTGATAACTCACTTTAGAGGTTTTGATAATCAAGCTGAAGCTGATGACTTTTCAGAGTTTTTAAAGTATCAATTTATAACAGAAGATGATTTTGATAATTCCAACAAAACTTTACACTAAGGGGGGTTTTGTTTTAAAATGAAACAAATTGTTATTCCTTATTCGCCAAGACAAATCCAAAATTTTTTGCATGAAAAATGCGATAAGAACCGCTTCAATGTAGTGATCGTTCACAGGAGAGGGGGTAAGACCGTCTTTGCTATCAACCACCTCATTAGAGCAGCTCTGACAAGCAGTAAACCCTATCCTAGATATGCTTTCATCTCTCCTTACCGTTTGCAGGGAAAGAGTACAGCATGGGATTATATGAAACAATTTTCTGCCACAATTCCAGGAGTTAAGTTTAATGAGTCTGAATTAAGGGTGGACTTTCCTATAAACAATTCAAGAATACAAATTTTAGGCGGTGAGAATAGTGCAGCTATTAGAGGACAATACTTTGATGGTATAGTTTGTGATGAAACTCAAAACCTTTCGCCAGACCTCTTTGATACTATTTTAAGACCATGTCTTTCGGACAGGAAAGGATTTGCCATATTTATCGGCACACCAATGGGAAGAAATTGGTTCTACGAACTCCATGAGAAAGCTAAAAAAAATAAAGATTGGTTCACATCCGTTTTTAAAGCTAGTGAAACAAAGATCATAGCTCAAGAAGAATTAGATGCAGCGAAACAAACTATGTCGCCTGAAAGTTACGAACAAGAATTTGAATGCTCATTTCAAGCTGGAATAAGTGGTTCTTATTTTGGATCTACGATTGAAGATTTAGAGAAGTCAGGCAAGGTGATTAACTTTGATATAGACGAAGATATAGAAGTAGAAACCTGGTGGGATTTAGGAATGAATGATAGTACAGTTATTACCTTTGCTCAACGAAGATCAAATGGCGAAATTAGAATTATTGATTGCTACGAAAATTCTGGTGAAGGTTTAGAGCATTATATTAATATTGTAGATAGCAAACCTTACAAGTATTCAAAGCATATAGCTCCCCATGATATTAGAGTTAGAGAGATTGGCACAAATAAATCCAGATGGGAAACCGCTAAAGAACTAGGGTTAGAATTTGACATAGCACCCAAACTTAGTGTAGAAGATGGTATTGAGCAAGTAAGACGAATGTTACCAAAGTGTTTTTTTCATAAAAACAATTGCAATAAGCTAGTAGAAGCATTAAAATCATATTGTAAGCGGTGGGATGAAAAAAATAATTGTTTTAGGAATAAACCCCTACACAATTGGGCATCACACTTTTGCGATTCGGTAAGATATGGAGCTGTTACAGAACCCATAGAAAGATCGGATTGGAATAAGCCAATAAGAGTAGATACAAATTATATAGTTTAATATGGCAAAAAAAAATAAAGAAATATCCAATATAGAATTACAAAGTTTATTATCAAATCAAATCCAAAATGCTTTAGGTTATTTAGGAGGAGAACTTTCTGACTCCAGAGCAAAATCTTTAGAATATTATTTAGGGGATAAATTAGGAACAGAAATAGATGGTCGTAGCCAAGTAGTCAGTACAGATGTATCAGATACGATTGAAAGTTTGTTACCTAATTTATTAAGAGTATTCACAGCTTCAGATAAAGTTGTAAATTGCGAACCTATGACAGCCGAAGATATTCCTATGGCTGACCAAGCGACAGCTTATTTAAATCATGTTTTTTATAAAGAGAATGATGGCTTCCAATTATTATATAATTTTTTTAAAGATGCGTTAATTGAGAAAAATGGTTTCTTAAAAATTTATTGGGATGACTCTGAAAAAGTAGATTACGAAACTTACGAAAATTTATCAGCAGTTGAAAAGGAAACTTTGCAAGATACTAAAGATGAAATAGAAATTGTTGAAGAAGAAGTATTTGAAGATGAGTCTGCCAAAGAAGAATTTGAAAAAGTTTTAGAACAATATCAAGCTCAAGGTGTAGATACCTCTCAAGTACAAGTTCCTAATTTTGATTTATATAATTGCAAAATTAAAAGAATTACTAAAACAGGTAGAGTAAAAGTTGAAAGCATTCCACCTGAAGAATTTTTAATTGATAGAAGTGCTAAGACAATTGAAGATGCAAATTTTGTTTCTCATAAAGTTTTAATGACAAGATCAGACTTAGTCGCTATGGGTTATTCTCAAGAAGAAGTTGATGAGTTACCAAAATCAGATTTAGATATTTACGACAATGAAGAAAATGTAAGAACAAGAGATATAGATAATTATTCAATTAATAATCCAACAGACACATCAACTGAAAAAGTTTTAGTTTATGAGTCTTATGTAAAATATGATTATGATGAAGATGGTATAGCAGAGCTTAGAAAAGTTATATCGGCTGGAACAGATGGTGCAAACATATTATCAAATATGCCTTGCGATAATATTCCGTTTGTAACCATCACTCCTATTCCAATGCCACACAGATTTTATGGAAGATCAATTTCAGAATTAGTAGAAGATGTTCAGTTAATGAAATCTACAGTTATGCGTCAGTTGTTAGACAATATGTATTTAACAAATAACAACAGAGTAGCTGTTATGGATGGTATGGTTAATATGGATGATTTATTAACGACTAGACCTGGTGGAATTGTTAGAACTAAACAACCACCGAACCAAGTTATGCAACCTTTACAAGCTCAACCAATTTCACAACAAGCCTTTCCATTATTATCTTATTTAGATTCAGTTAGAGAAGCTAGAACTGGTGTTTCAAAAGAAGCTCAAGGTTTAAGTCCAGATACATTAAATGCTAAAACAGCAACTGGTGTAAATGCACTAATGCAACAAACTCAAATGAGATCAGAATTGATTGCTAGAGTCTTTGCAGAAACAGGTGTTAAAACTTTATTTAAAAAAATATTTGAACTGATGGTTAAGTATCAAGACAAAGAAAAAATTATAATGATGAGTAATCAATATATTCCAGTTAGACCTACTGAATGGAAAGATAGATTTAATATTAGTATTGTTGTTGGACTAGGAACTGGTTCTAAAGAACAACAAACGATTATGTTAAACAGTATTTTAGAAAGACAACTACAAGCATTCCAATTACAAGGTGGAAAAGAAATGCCAATGGTTAATCTTAAAAATATGTATAACACTTTGACTAAGATGGTAGAAAATGCAGGTCTTAAAAATGTAGAAACTTACTTTGTAGATCCTGATGTTGGTAAACAAATGATGCCACCACCTCAACCACCACCATTAACTCCTATTGAGAAAATAGAATTTACTAGAATTGATGCTGAGAATAAGAGAAAGATTGCTGACCTACAGTTACAATCTCAAGAACTTGCTCAAAAAACTCAAGAAATGCAGTTAGACTTTGAAACTAAGATAAAAGAAATGTCTTTAAAGTATAATACACAATTAGATACTGCAAAAATTAAAGCTGATGCAGATTTAGATAAGATGATGGTTGCTGGAGATAACAAAATACTTGAACAAGCGGCAAAATCTACTAATATGTTTGGTGAACAGTTAAAAGGAATAAATGAAAGTGAAAGACCAGGCAGACAGGTCGGTAGAAATCAGCCGATCCAACGAAGCCAAGCAGATATTGGAGAGTAAACTTTTTCAAGAGAGCATAGAAACTCTTAAAAAAATTTATTCTGAAGCACTTCTTGAAAAAACAGGTGCTAAAGAGAGTGATACCAGAGAAAAACTTTGGATTGCTTATAATGTTGTAGGTAAAGTTGAACAACACCTGCATACAATTGTTGAAACTGGAAAACTTGCTTCTAAACAGTTAGAAGATTTCAGAAAACAACAGGATAATACAAAATTTTAACCACAAAGGTTAGAATAAGCCAAGTCGCAAGACAGCTTAACATAGGAGGACTTAATGTCTAACGAAAACCCATTACTGAATAACAATTCAGTAGAAGGTGCAGCAAAATCTATTGAAAGTTTAATGGACTCAAATGGAGTTATCAAAAAACCTCAAGAAGAAGCAGCACTAGTTGAACCAAAAGAAGAAGTAGAAGCGAAAGCTGAAACTAAAACAGAAGAACAACAACAACCTGAAACTCAACCAGAGGAAACTTTGGAAGTAGCAGATGAAGAACAAGCATCAGAAGATGAAAATGCAATTGAAGAACAAACAACCGATCTACACCAAGTTATTGTTAATGGTGAAAAGATTGATGTTGACCTTGAAGAATTAAAAGCAGGTTATCAAAAAGATGCTGACTACAGACGAAAAACTGAGGAGATAGCAATTGAAAAAAGAGAGCTAAAATCCGAAGAAGAT